GTTGCCCGAGATAGTATTCGAGCGCCTTCCTGCGCTGGGCCGAGATTTCATCCCCGTAGCCGAGTGCGGATGTGACCTCAGTGTCGATTCTTGCTAGTAGTTCTTCGTCTGTTGGTTTTTTTGCCATATTTTTCCATAAAAAAACCGGCCATAAAGGCCGGTTCTCGGTTGCCTGTTTTTTTACGTCTGTTCTGGTTCAGATGTGCCGAAGCGTAGCTCGTACATGAACGTCGCCACCAGGGTCACGGGAAGGGTTCCTGTCTTAATTAATTTCTCAAGGCCCTTCATTCCACCTCGCGCCAGGGCTTCGCGCATCTTCTGAATGTCTTTATTAACGGTCAGTCCGTGTTTCGGCGCGAACCTGTTTTCGAGCGCGTTGATTTTGGCGGCGATCTCAGGGACGACGTCATCGTAAGCCTGGCGTAATTTGGGTCGTCTTCCGATGTCAGCAGACTGAACGTAACCCATTCCGTATCTGTCGGTAGACCAATCGGTCTGGTCGAATCCTGTTTTTGATTGGGCATATTGCACCCCCACCTTTTGCTTTAAGGTGTTTTTTGAAAAATCATCGATTATTTTACCAGCTTCTGACGCAAATTTCGACCCCTGATAACGTCCAGCTTTATCTTTTTTCAGGTGTTTTGGCGGCCCGAAATACAGAATATTAAACCCAATATCGTGGGGTGATGGAATTGCCATATCTCCCCATACTTTGGACATTCTCTGATAAACATCGATCAATTCCGTATCAGTGGGCGGCCTACCCATATCAACCAAAGCAGAGGTAACCTGCGGCAGTGTTTTTGCGTCCTGGGCCATCACATAATTAAACCCATACATATTTTGCGCGGTTACTTGAGAATAAGTACCCTCAGCAGCTCTAACTAAAGCCTCAGTGGCGGGGTCCACCGTCGTCATTTTCCCGTACTTACGATCAACCTTCTTGCGACCTGCCAGGAACGGCACATGATAGGCTGGGTTCATTTCCACCTGTCCGTCTGGGTTCACATAAAACCCTCGAGCTTGGAACGGATCATCAGGTGTTAATAAATGAAAACCTCGAGCAATTTTATCTTTACCGGACGTTGGATCGATGAGAATTTCCATCATCTCTTCGTGAAAATCCCGCCGCACTATTGGGTCTGACAACATCTCCTGCAAATGACCAGTAGTTGATCCAGGCATAGTCTCCCTGGTCAACAGGCCGCGATACTTTGGCTCAAAGGTTGAGTAGTTGTAACCCTCTTCACCAGGCTTGATATAGCCTGTGTCCAATTGCTCACCCGACCATGACGCAGCCTGGGTTTTTAAATTATCCCAATCGTCATAACCACCGAGCTTTTCTTCGTTTAACTTCGGCGTTACTCGCTCATTAGTTACAGCATTCATAAATTCGTGCTGTGTTGGAGAGAACCCAGACGACCACGGTTCCCCTGCTGGGTCCGTGTAACCCATCGCCCTACCCTGCCAAATATCATTTACAGGTTTGTCAGATAAACCAGGCTCCCAGGCGACCTGGAGGTTCTTTGAGTAAGGACCGCGCTTTGGCCCTAAGTCTGGATCGCCACCCTTGTAGATTTCCTGAACAGTTGGTCGCTGTGTAGCAGGGAACCCACCAGCAGTAATCTTATTCCCCAACGCAGCCTCGTAATGAGCCTTTATAGCGTGCCCCAGGTTCGGATCAACACCCATTCGTTGTGAATAGACGGCCGAACTCCTCGCCAGCTTTGTCGCTTCCGGAACATTACCCCCGGTTGCCGCCAGGAAGAAGTTACTACTGTCATCGTAAAAGTAACGACCCTCTATCCCAAGTTGGACAAGTTGCTTGTAGTCCTTCAGCATTGCACCGAGCTTTTGTGGACTGTCTAAACCTCTAGGACCACCAACGTACTGACCTTTGCTCTCTCCAGACTTTACTCGCTTGAGTTTACTTAACTTGCCGGCCTTGGTTGTCGCCCCGAGGGGGATCAGACCAGTCGCCGCCATCGCAGCCATCTCCGCCTGACCCTCACTGAGGTCAGCCTCTAGCTGGAGTTGTTCAGAGATGGGGTCCTCTACCAGCGCCTGCAGGAGCCCTGCCGGCACGGCAGAACCAATACCCAATAGACCGGCTATGTTCCGTCCGACAGTTCGTGCGGAGTCATAAAACGCTGGCTCTGGAACCTTCGATTGATGCATTACAGAGCGTTGCGGAGCAGCGCCCAGCATCTCGGCACTCGCCGCGATGTTCTCCATCGTCCTCGGACCAATGTTCTTAAACCGCTGGAGTAGGTTCTCCCAGGGCGACTTGGACGGAGCCAAGAACGGTCCTAGACGTTGCGCTAGAAACGGATCAGCCATCTACACGATCCCCAGTTTCGGGTACTTAATGTCCTGGTCCCACCTGTCATCCTTCCCGGATGCGGCGAAACGGAGTGACAGCGCACCGTAGCGGGTAGCTGCCATGATGTCATCGTTCCGGTCTACTATCCTGCCCTCCTTGCGGTGATAAATCCGAAACTCCTGCCACCACTCCCCCAATGTGGAGAAGACCTTGAACTTGTCGTTCTCCATCCGCTGTAGCATCTCCATAATGCCTGTCTCGATGGAGTTCCCCCCTTTCTTTTCCCCTGGTGCGGGTGGATTTTCAAAATGGGAGAAGTGCATATTACATCCGAGGTTTCGGTACTGGTCTGCAAGACCGGGGTTGCCCATCGCGTCCCTGCGGTGGCCATCATGCGGCCAGATGACAGGGATGAATAAAGGCCGGGTTTTCATTGCGGCGGCGTGGATGTGAGGTGCTGCTTTGGCGAGGGCGTAGACATCGTAAACGTAGACCACATCCTCTTCCCGATCGTGAGCTAAATAGACTACAGCGGTTTTATGGTCAAACCCAAAGTCTATCCCCGCTACCCTCGGCCACTCATCCGGGATGGTGAAGGGCTCGACCATCAGCTTGGACTCATCCACTGGGAAGACCAGACCGGAGCCGATCGCGGGTCGGCCGTATCTCCGCATCTCCCTTTCATGTGGGGAGTAAGCGGAGAGGATCTGCTCCATTACCGACTGGGTGAGATGGCCTGGTTTCCTCGCCTTGCTGCGTATCTTCTCAGATGCGTCATCCCATGCGGCGGTGGTGAGGGACTGTCCTGGTTGGAGGTTGTTCAGAAACGCATGGACGGTTTCCGTCATCCCACTCTCAGGGGTGAAGGTGAGAAAGGTCATGCCCTTTGTCGAGAGCGTCCGGGTCACACACTGGCTGTAGAGATCCCTGCTGGGCTCCTCATCCAACCAGATTGCCGACACCGCCCTGCCCATGAATTTCTCCACCCCCATCTCGTAACTTTTAAACTGCAGGGTGGAGTTACCCCCGGAGATGTGTTTTATCAGCGCCAGGGATTTAGCGTTTGGCACACCGGGCTTGCGCTCGGTGGTGACGATGCAATCGTGGGGTATCCAGCCGGTTCCGATAGCTGAAGGGTCCTCCGGGGCTCCCAGGAGCTCTGCCTGGACAATATCCCTGGTGGTTTCGTTCGACACACCACAGGCCCAGGCGACAATGGGGTTGTGAAACCTCCTGCCCTGCCACCAGTCGGGGTATCTGCCGGTGACGTGCATGGCTAACTCGGCGGCTCCGCTCATGGATTTACCCACCCGGTTGCCTGCCATAAGGAGGCGCTGGTTGCACTCCCTTCCGGTAGAGTGAAATCGCTCCTGGAAGGGATAAGGGTCGTATATGTCGAGCTTGTTCAGCCGCTCTCTTTTTTTCAGTTCTCTAGCAATCTCTACCTTGCGAACGAGGTCGGCCACGTTTAATTTAAGGTAGTGGGGACTTCCGCTGGTGCCTCTTCTTCCCCCAGAAGAACTTTCAACTCCCTTTCCAGTTCAGCGGTGGAGGATTGCTCAATGTGGGTCTGCTCTACCCGCTGTACTGCCTGGTAGCCTGATCTATCCAGAATGTCCTTGGCGGCGGCTAGTTTGACGGTGTCGGATGTGGACTGTTCTGCGAGCTTCAGCAGGGTATCCAGGGCCATCTGTGCACCATCCATCATTTTCAGCTCTGTCCGGGCTTTTATCTCTGATTGGAACTGCTTTCGGAGTTGTGAGCCTTTGGATTTGGCTGATCTTTCCGGGTAGCCGGCAAGGATTGCAGCGCGATTAGCATCTCCGAACTTGATGTAGTTGGTGATGAAGGCGTTTTGTTTGGATGTGAGCATATTAGTGGTTGGTTATGGATGTGGATTTGACCCCCGGTGAGTGGGGAGGATATTCACGTTTTCATAAAAAAATAAAAAGGGGTCGGGGGGGGTCTCCACTTAGTCAAGGTGGTGATGCCCCAGTGAAATCAATGACTTACAGCCGGTGTGGTGCCTGGTGTGGTGCTGAAGTGGTGGATTTGGTGGGTTTTGGGGGCTAAATCAGCCGCCGGAGGCGTGTGAGTGTGTGTAATTCTTATACATCCACAATCTCACATCCACAACACATCCACAACTCCACATCCACGGTCTTACATCTACTACCTGGCTCTACTGTGTTCTTCTCTTGGGTTGTTGAAGTAACCGCGA